AGACTTGATCCAGTTATTAAAGATAACCATAACTTTACAAAACAAACTGAATAGGATACACTTATAATATGAAAAAAATAATTATAACTTCTTTACTAATATCGCTGTTAATTCCTACTGCATCTGCTCAGGCTGCAACAAAGTCATTAAATACTAAAGGCAACAAGGTTTCTTGTAAAAGCATTAAGACAAAGTATGAATCAGAGGTAATGTCTAAGTGGTCTAATGGCTTAGCAAGTGATCAAGATATGTTAAAAGAAATAGATTTAAACATAGGTATGCTTGCTGCAAAACAAAAACCTACAACTGGCAAAATTAAAAAAACTATTGCCTCTTGGATTACAGCAGAAAAAAATACAAAAATTGCATTAGATAGTAAAAATGTTGAAGCAATTACTGCTGCAATGAATTTAAAGATTTCTTCAATTACTAATTTTGACAAACTATGTAAGTCTATAGAAAAATAACATGGACGAAAAACAAATACGTGAAGAAATAGCCAAAGAAATTGAGGCTATTGACATTAACCAAAGTCATACAAATGCGGTTGGAATGAAGATTCTTGCTGCAAAAATTGCCAGAGAAGGCTAAAAAGTGTTGATAAGCCAAAGAAGTTAGTGATATACTTATTTTATGTCTAAACAAATAACATTTACTAATGTACTTGGGTTTGACTTTTTTCCTCCCAAACCAGCAATAAAAGAAGTACCAGATTGGTATAGAAAAACACCAGAGTACGTTGGCGACCAAGGTAAAAAATGGATTAATGGCAATACGCCTCATACAATTAAAAAATGCATACCTGTATTTGATGCTATAACTGCTGGGTATATTCTTTATACTCAGGTAGACGTTCAAGTAACTCAAGAAGATGGATTTCCAATTTATAGTTGGCACTCTCAAAATCCCGTTTCTTCTCATCCAATAAACCAAGCACCATTACATCCTAAAAAAAATGAAGCGCCATATCCTAAATGGATGAACCCTTATGCAATTAGTACTCCACCTGGGTACTCAGTTTTATTTACACAACCAATGCATAGAGAATCTATCTTTACTATTCTTGATGGAGTGGTAGATACTGACCAATATAAATCCCCAGTTAATTTTCCATTTGTACTTAATGATATAAAGTGGGAAGGAATAATACCAGCAGGAACCCCAATGGTTCAAGCAATACCATTTAAACGAGAGTCTTGGGAACACAGTATAGGATCTAATAAGGATAGAACAGAGCAAAGTTTAATAACTTCAAAGTTACAAACCTTGTTATTTAATTCTTACAAAAGACAATTTTGGTCATCAAAACAATACCGATAGGGGAAAATAATGCAATGTAAAAATAGCACAAGAACTTGTAAGTTAGAATTAAAATTTTATGAAAATGGAGACGTTTTAGAATTTTGTACAGTTTGTGACTTTAGTTATTTACATAAAGTTAAAAATATAAAAGATAGTCAATTAAACCCATACACTAAAAAAGATTAAAAATTTTTATGCTTTGTGAGAGTTGTGGTGGCAAACTTGTTAATGGAGACTGTTTTAATTGCTACATTAACTCTGCTGCTTTAAGAGAATTTGAGGAAGAAGATGACTAACTGGACTGAAGAACTTAATGATAAACAAAAAGAAGATGTCTGGAATTTTGTTGTTTTTACTGTTAAAGAAATAAGAGAACAAATAGCCAGGGATATTGAAGAAACTATCCCACTTTGGAAATCAAAAGGTTTTCTAAAATCTCGCAGAACACAAAAAGCCTTTGAAGCATCTGCTGCAATTGCTAGAGGACAGAACGAACAAATAGATGGCTAATATAGTATTTCTTGGTAACTTTGAAGTATCTTATAGCAGTGAGAATCATCATGCTAAGTCTTTGGAATCTCTTGGGCATACCGTGCAAAAATTGCAAGAAAAAAAAGCGGGTAGCACAGAAATATTAAGTGCAGCATTAAACTCTGATTTATTCATATGGGTACACACACATAGATGGCAGACTCCAGGATCTAGAACAATGACAGATGTATTAAAAGAATTAAAGGCTGCTGGCATACCAACTATGACCTATCATTTAGATTTATGGTTTGGTATTGAGCGTGAAAAAGATTTAAAAAATGATGACTTTTACACAAACATCGGTCACTTCTTTGCTACAGATAAACTAATGTGTGATTGGTTTAATGAAAATACACAAGTTATAGGACATTTCTTGCCTGCTGGGGTATATGATAAAGAATGTTATATACACGAAGCCTATGATCAAAATGATTTTGAAAATGATATTATATTTGTTGGCAGCAAAGGATATCACCCAGAGCATAAATATCGTCCACAGTTAATAGATTTTTTAAAAAAGACATATGGTAAAAGATTTTTACATGTTGGTGGAGATGGTGATACTGGAACTGTTCGTGGAGATGCACTAAACCGTATCTATGCAAAAAGCAAGGTAGCAATAGGTGATAGCCTTAACATTAACTTTAACTATCCTTACTATACTAGTGATAGGTTGTTTGAAAGCACTGGTCGTGGTGGTTTCACTATCTACCCTCGCATTACAGGGCTTGAAGAATATTTTGAAGATGGCAATGAGGTTGTATTTTATGAACATGGTAATCTGGAAGATCTAAAAAACAAGATAGATCATTATCTTATTGCTAATCTTGAAAGAGAACAAATTAGATTAAATGGTCACGAAAGAACTAAGAAAGATCATACATACATCCATAGATGGGAAGCCATTATGAGTGAGTTAAAAATAAAATGAACTGTATAGTTACAGGTGGTGCTGGATTTATTGGGTCAAACCTTGTTGATAACTTAATTAGTCTTGGTCACGATGTTGTTTGTATTGATGATGAGTCTGCAGAATGTCATGAGCAATTCTATTGGAACAATAAAGCACAAAACTATAAGTATGACATTTGTGATTATGATCTGATTGCCCCACTCTTTAAAGATATTGACTGCGTATTTCATGTCGCATCTGATGCAAGAATACAACCAGCAATACTAAATCCTAAAAAATCTATTCAATCAAATGCAGTAGGAACAGCCAATGTTCTTGAACTTTGTAGGGTTAACAAGGTAGATAGACTAATCTATTCAAGCACATCCTCTTCTTATGGGAAAAAGGCTTTGCTTCCAAACCAGGAAACACAATCACCTGATCCACTAACTCCATACTCTGCTGCTAAAGTCTTTGGTGAAAACCTTGCAAGAGTTTATTACAACCTTTATGGATTAAAGACTATATCCCTTAGATACTTTAATGTTTATGGAGATAGACAACCACTAAAGGGTCAATACGCACCAGTGATAGGACTATTCTTAAAACAATATCATGAGTCAAAGCCACTAACCGTAGTTGGAGATGGATCTCAGCGTAGAGACTTTACTCATATATCAGATGTAATACAAGCAAACATACTTGCATCTGAAGTTAAAAATGGATTTGGTGAAGTATATAACATTGGGTATGGAAGTAACTACGCTATACTTGATATTGCTAATATGATCTCAAATGATATTAAATTTATCCCGCCAAGAATTGGTGAAGTGCAAGAAACTCTTGCATCTAATGCCAAGTTTAAAGATCTAACTGGTTGGACTCCAAAAATATCTCTTAAGAATTGGATACAAAATGACTGAAATGATTAAGGCTACTATTAACGGTGAATTTGAAATAATGTTACCGAAACATCGTGCAGACAGACCAGACTGGTATCAGCCACATGGTTGGGAAAAACCAAGACTAAAGCATATGTCAGAAAACATTTCATCTGGAGATGTTGTCTATTATGTTGGTGCAGAAGAAGGAGAGATGCCTGCTCTGTGTCAAATGTGGGGAGCAGAAGTAGTTTTGTTTGAGCCAAATCCAAAGGTTTGGTCACACTTTCCATTACTTTGGAGTGCCAATAATTTAGAAAAACCAATTGCCTGCATACCTGGTTTTGCATCTGATAAAGACAACAAACTTGCACGCATTTATTATAATGAGTTTCCTCCAGAAGCAGATGCTCCTATTGAATCAGCACATGGATTTAAAGAACTACAGTATGAAGCAGACAAATATGGTCAGACAAAAATTGATACTCTTGTTTATGAAAAAGGAATGAAGCCACCAACAGCAATTTCACTTGATGTTGAAGGCAGTGAGTGGCGTGTTCTTGGTGGTGCAGAAAAAGTTATGAGAGAGTTCAAACCAAAGATCTGGTTGTCTGGTCATCCAGAGTTTATGATGATGTATTGGAAAGAATACCTTTATGATCTTAGACAGTTTATTAAAGGTATGGGATATAAAGAAACACTACTAGATTATCAGCATGAGGTTCATTTGTACTATGAGCCAATCTAAAGCATACTTATACTCTATTGATCCACTTGATGCTGCAGACGGTAAATGGGATTATGGATTACTTAAAGAAACATTTGAAAAAAATAATGTTGAGCAGATAGTAGTAAAAAAAATACCAAAAGCAGATCGTGGTTTTGTCGTTATTCCTGGACAGGGTAATGCTGGAAAAGAAGATGCAATATCAAATCAATTAAAAAACCTTGATAGGGCTGTCCTATTTATTACTGGTGATGAGTGTGGGCTTTTTGATGTAGATAAGATTGATCATCCTAATATATCTATTTGGATTCAGTATCCACACAAAAAACATAGTAAATATAATAAATTTTTTATTGGAGTCCCGCAACATTTAGAAAGCAATTTGCCTGATTATCCTGTTAAGGAATATGATGTTTATTTTGGTGGACAGATAACCCATCAGCGTAGACAACAGTTAGCAGAAGTCATGCCAAAACTGCCCAATGCCCTTTATAAGCCCACAGAAGGCTTTGCACAGGGAGAACAGCCTAAAGACTACTACAAGACTCTATCAAAGGCCAGAGTTGCTCCAGCCCCTGCTGGTGCCCAAGTTATAGATACCTTTAGATTCTTTGAGGCTATTGAAATGTTGGCTTTACCTATTGGGGATATGATTGATTCTAAAGGTGAAATTATTGATTATTTTAATTATGTTTCTCCCAAAGAAATTCCAATTGAAAAGATTCGTGATTGGAATAAACTAAAAAAGATGTTGCCAATCCTTATTGAAAACTATCCAAACAATATGCATAAGGTAGTTTGTTGGTGGATTAAATATAAAAGAGATTTTTCTATTAAAATAATGAGAGATTTATATGAATAAAAATGATATAACAATTATTGTTGCCACCTCTATTTTACCAAGTCATCCAGATATTAAAATAATTGAAGAAACAATCTCTACGATCAGAGTACATTTTCCTAATAACGAAATTATTTTACAAATGGATGGATTGCGTGAAGAACGCTTGTATCGCAAAGCAGACTATGATGAATATAAAAATAAAATTTTGTGGAAATGTTTGCATGAATGGAAAAATGTTTTGCCAATAATTTTTGATGAATACAGTCATCAAACAACTATGATGAAAAAGACTATTAATTTAATACAAACGGCAGCAATGCTTTATGTTGAAGGGGATGCACCAATAACCCCAGACCGTGAGATTGATTGGCAAAAGTGTTTAGATATGCTAGAGTACAAAAAGGCTAATACTATTAGGTTTCATTTTGAAGCAGTAATCCCAGATGAGCATGGGCATTTAATGTTTGGTCTTGAAGATGGTTTTATGAGAACTTGTCAGTGGAGTCAGCGCCCTCATTTAAGTACCGTTAAATATTATAAAGATATTGTTCTTCCTTTTTCAGATGAGCAAACTTTTATTGAAGATAGACTTCACGGCAAGATTCAAGATGATATTTTACCTTATGATGAATTTAATCAAGCAGGTTGGGATATGCATAAACTTTGGATCTATCATCCAGAAGGTAACATAAAGCGCTCCTACCATTTAGATGGTCGTGAGGGTACCCAAAAGTTTACTAAAGATGATGATGCCTGGGGATATACAGAATGAGACTAGGAATCATTGCAAGATCTGATAACACTGGTCTTGGTAATCAAACAAAAGAACTTGTAAAAATGCTTAACCCTAATAAGATATTGCTTATTGATTCTCGTTTTTTTAATGAAAATGAACAGCACCCTGAGTGGTATAAAGAGCACGATGTTATAAAAACCGCCAAAGGTATGCCAACAACAAAAGAAATTGTTTTATTTTTAAATGACTTAGATGTTGTAATTAGTTGCGAAACCTTTTATCATTTAGAATTAGTTGATCTTGCTAAGCAAAGAGGAATTAAAACTATTTTACAATACAATTATGAATTATTTGGAAATTTAGCACATCCCGAATGGTCTCTTCCAGATGTTCTTTTATCACCAAGCCTTTGGAATTTAGATATTGTTGTAAATAAATTTGGCAATAGGTCAAAAGTAATTCATTTACCACCACCGACAGATCACTCCTTGTTTAATGAAGCAAAAGAAATTAATCTATCAAAAGATCATAAAAGAATTTTACACATCGCTGGCAAGAAGGCTGCAAAAGATAGAAATGGTACAGAAAGTATTTTTGAAATGCTTAAGTATTCTAAGGAAGATTACGAAATTGTAATTAAATCACAGACCCCAATGAATAGTATTTGTAAAGATCCAAGGGTAAAGATTGAAGTAGGCAATCCAAAAAATAGACAAGACATGTATGTAGGCTTTGATGCTATGGTACTCCCTAGGCGCTATGCGGGACTTTGCTTACCTATGAATGAGGCCTTGATGAGTGCCCTGCCAGTTTTTATGACTAACATCTCACCAAACAATGCAATACTTTCAGAAAAATGGCTAATAGACTCTAACAAAATAGATTTATTTAAAACTAAGTCTATGGTTGATGTTTATGACGTAAATCCAAAAAAACTTGGTGAAAGAATTGATAACTATTTTATTAATAATAAAAGTCAACAAAAAGAATTAGCATTACAAATAGGATTAGATAACTTTTCAGTAGATAAATTAAAACAAAAGTATATAAATATTATTAATGAATAAACAAAAAAGCCAGCCTATTTCTAGACTGGCTGATCTGTAAGTATTTTATTACTTCTTAGGTGCAGCCTTCTTTGCTACAGCCTTCTTCTTGATAGTTCTCTTAGCAGGTGCCTTAGCAGCCTTCAATGCCTTTTCTACTTCCTTAGCATCTGGCAATATACCAAATGCCTTGTCTGCTGGATTGATTGCTCTAATAGCCACTGGTGCGATTGCAGCAACTAGTGCTGTCCATAGATCCTTTGGATCTGTCACTCCTGCCATATATAGGGCAAGTCCTGATGCAAGCACTGAGCGACCATATGATGCCAATAGTGCCTTTAGTTGTTCTGTATTCATATTATTCCTCCTAGGATATAACTCGTGTTAGTAATGTGAAGCCAATCCATAGACCAATAATTCCTGCGACTCCCGCAAAAACTGGTG